CTAAATTTAAGAAGAATTGCCCTGCTTGTTTTATCAAAAATAGATTTCTAAAGTTCTATAAAACCCTAAATATAGGCATTTTACCTGTCGAACTCAGGTTTTAAGGCTTTAGAAGATAAAAACGCTGAACTAGAGCTGAAGATAAAAGAGTTTACAGATGAAAAAGAGGCTAATAGTAAGGCATTAGCTAATGATAAGTTGGAACGAGAAGCATTTGCGAAGCGAATAGAAGAGGCTAATGAGAAGTTTAAAGTCTTTGAAAAAATGAATCTCCAACCAAATAGTAAAGATTTTGTTACGATGAAGAGGGTTTAAGGGTGGCTAAACTTTTAGGCTTGAGTGAAGATGAATTTAAAAAAGGAGCTAACTAATGGCAAGTTTTGCAGAGGTAAGTATTGGTTTTAAAGCTGTATTTCAAAAAACTTTTAATGAGACAAAGAGCGAAGCTGAAGTACTGGCTACACGGATTTTTAGTACTGATTTAAGTGAGAAGTATGTATGGCTTGGAAATTTTCCTGCTATGAAAGAGTGGGTTGGTGACAAGGCTGTTAAACAACTAAAAGATTATGGATATCAAATCGCTAACAAGTCTTATGAATCAACTGTATCTGTACCAAACAAACATATTGAGCTTGATAAGATAGGACTTTATAAGCCTATGATTGAGCAAAATAGCCAAGAGGCAAAGCGTTTCAGTAGTGACCTTATTGCTAGTTTATTGATTGCTGGAGAAGCGAATGACTGCTATGATGGTAAAAAGTATTTTGCAAGTAATCATATCATAGGAGAGGGTTCGACTGCCGTTACATATAAAAATGTGGATATAGGGGTTCTTGATAGCACTAAACTTTTAGCAAAAAAAGCAGAGATGATGGGCATAAAATCAGCTGAGGGTAAAAGCTTAAGAGTCAATCCGAATCTATTGGTGTGTGGTGCTTTAAATCTAGCAAATGCCACTAAGGCTATCAAAGGGCAAACACTAAGTGGTGGGGAAAGTAACCCAACTTATGAGATGTTTGAGCTTTTGGTATTACCTGAAATCGCTGATGAGAGTTGGTATCTTTTTGATACGACTAAGATTATCAAGCCGTTTATCTTACAAATCGTAGAAGATGGGAAGTTTACAAGCTCAAATGATAGAGCGTTTATGCGTGATGAGGCTATGTTCTCTGTTGAAGCGTTTAAGTCTGCTGGATATGGATTGTGGCAATTGCTTATAAGATGAAAAAGGCGTAAGGTGAGTGTATTATCTGATAGGTTAAAAACCAAACTAGAGAGTAGAGCTAAAACGGCTCTATTTAACACTAAGGAGATTACACCTGAAGTTATAGAGGGTGCCATTTTTGAGGCGTTGGATTTGGTAAATGAGAAGCCTATCGGAGATACTTTGCTTTTAGATTTGGCTTATGTGCGACTGAAATTGAGACTTAAGATAGATATAGAACAACTTGAAGAGAAACTAGCGATGATGGCAATAAAAGAGGCGGATAAGGTAGCTTTGGTTACAAATGAGAGTGGAGAGGCTAGTGTTGTTTTATCCTCTGTAAAGAGTGGAAAAAGGGTTAGCGAATGGGATTTGTAGAAGCTTTTAAGTGTGTTGAGTCTTTATTTACTGAAGCTATAAGTATCTCAAACCCCTCTTTGATAGACCAAAATGGAGTTTATCTTATCTTTAACAATTCAAAGCCTGTTAGTTTAGTAGAAGATAGAGTTAGCTTTATCTTGGTTTTGGTTGCAAATAGTTTTAGTGGAAAAAATGGGTTAAGTACTGTACTAGATGAGTATAGAAATAAGATAATCAATAACCCTTTTAACATCAGAGTAGATGGAGTCTCAAGGGCTGAACTTTTGAGTAGTACGCTTTTTAGCGTGGCTATAAATATAAGTGTTGAAGTAAATATGGAGAGTGATTATGAATCAATATAGAGTTAAAAAGATTTGTTCGGTAAACGGTGTGTTTTGTAAAATAGATGATGTGATAGAAGCTGAAGAGTATGAGGTTAGACCATATATCAATGCTGATTTTATAGAGGTTATCGTGATGTCTTCGACAAGCTCAGATACCATAATAATTGCTGAAGAAGAGAATAAGTAGTCCATGACAAACGCTACAACTATCGGAACAATTACACAAATAAATGAAGAGAATAAAGCTTTAGTGTGTGTGAGTATTGGAGATAGAGAGAGTGATTGGATGCCATTGATGATGATGGCAAGTCCATTTAAGCGACATTGGACACCTATAAGGATTGGTGAACAAGTTGGTGTGCTTGGTGGGCTTAATAGTGGTTTTGCAATAAGAGGTATCTTTTGGGATGGAGTGCAAGAGCCAACAGGAGCGAACGATACGACTGAAGTTATGGAGTATGAAAATGGTGGAGTCATCAAGATAGATACGGCTTCAAATACTGTGACCATTGGTGGGTTCAATGTGACGATAGCTCAAAATGTGCGAATCAATGGAGTATTGAGTGTTGGCAGTATAAGTAGTGATGGCAATATCAGCAGTGGTGGAAACATAACAGCTAGTGGGGTCATGAGTGATAGCGATGGGAATAATGGAGCTTAAATGGCACAATATCTAGTTTCTATACAAGAATCATTAAAAAGAATCCTTGAAACTCCAAAAGGTAGCCGTGTGATGTTGCCTGATTTCGGAAGTGATTTATATACGCTTATTGACAAAAGAGTGGATAAGAAGTGGTTTTTGCTTTTTATGCTGTACTGCTTTGAAGCTATTGGCAAGTACGAGCCACGCATAAAGCTTAAAAGGGCTTTGCCAAAAGTTGATGGTGTTCGTGGTGAGATAAAGGTTACTCTTGAGTTTGAGCATATAGAGTCAAAGCAAAATAGAGAAGTGGAGATAAGCTATGGAATTGCCTGATATTATAGAAGAGATAGAGTATGAAGAGCTAAAGAGAGAAACGATAGAGTCTTTATATGCAAACCTTGATATCTCAAATGACTTTTTAGAGAGTGATAGTGCGATGTTGGTTATAGAGGCTTTTTTATACCGTGAGATGTTGCTTCGAGCTAGAATAAACGCTTCACTTCGTGCCTCTTATCTTTATACAGCCACAGGAAGAGACCTTGATAATATAGCTTATGGATATGGAGTTACTAGACTTGACACTGAAACAGATGAAGCACTAAAAACGCGATGTATCTTGTCTTTGACTGCACACTCAACAGCTGGAGCAAAAGAGAGTTATAGTTATCATGCTAAAAGTGTAAGTACGGCAATAAAACAGGTGGAAATATTAAACCCTGAAGCTGGAGTAGTAGAGATAGTTTATCTAAGTGAAACAGACTTTACAACGGCTATATATAGTGCTTGTAATGATGAGAGTGTACGACCTCTATGTGATAGTATAATCGTGACTAAAGCGACTACTTTAAGTCTGACTATAACGCTTGGGGTTGAGATTCTTAGTGGATACTCTATTATTGATATTAGAAATAGCATTACAACTGCGTTTGGTAATTTAAGTCTAGGTATAGGTGAAGATTTACCATTGTCAAAAATATACGATACAGCTCATGTTTTGGGCGTTTTTAGGATAACAACAGAGGCTACGACAATAGTAGCAAATGAGAGAGAGGTGATAGTGCCTCATATAATTTTTACATAAGGAGAGAATATGGCTAGTCAATATGGTGTAAATGTATTAACCAGTGTAGATAGTGCAAGACCGATGAGAATAGACTCATCTACTCCAATCGCAATAGTGGGTACGGTGGTTTTACCTGCTACGGTTGGGACGCTTGATAGTGCTACTTACGATAAGATTAATAGTGGTGTTGTGGTTTATTTTGGAAGTGCTACGAAAGCATTAAGTTTTTTTGCAAACCTAAAAGGCACGATACGAGAGGCATTAGATGGGATTGAAGACCAAAATGTACAATGTCCGATAATCATAAGTGCAATTAAAATAACAGATGCCCAAAGTGCAGTTAGTGGAGAAACTTTTCATGGTGATACTACCATTAAAACAGCCGTTATAACTAGATTGAACGGTCTTAAGAGTGTTGCTTCGGAAGTTGGGGTTAAACCAAAACTTATAATTGCACCACGATTTAGTCATGATTTGGCAGTAGCTACAGAGATGACGAGTGTAGCTTCTAAGCTTTTAGCAATGGCTATCGTTGATTTGAATGCCTCAAGTGAGAGTGCAGCACTAACGGCAAAAGTTAGTTTTGGAACAAAAAGAGTTTTACTTCGAGACCCTTATGTTAAAGTTTGGAATACACTAACCAATAGTGAAACGTTAGAGCCACAAAGTGCAAGAGTTGCTGGGCTTATGGCTTG